CCGAAGACAGAGAGAAGGTTCGAGCAATCACTGAGCAAGAGAATAATGCTATTATCGTTGCCTCGTACGGGACTTTCTCAACTGGAGTTAATATCAAAAATTTACACAATGTAATTTTTGCATCACCCTCTAAATCAAGAATTCGAAATTTACAATCAATTGGAAGGGTTCTTCGGAAGGGTGATAAGAAAACAAAAGCAACTCTATATGATATTGCTGATGATATTAGTTATAAATCAAAGAAAAATTACACTTTGAATCATTTAATTGAAAGAATTAAAATTTATAATCAAGAAAATTTTAATTATGATATAGTAAATATACCTTTAAAAAAATAATGGGAGAAGAGTTTTACAGCGTAATCAAACTTATATCAGGTGAAGAAATCTTTGCCTTAGTTTCGATTGACAATAATCATGATGAACCAATTGTAGTTCTTCAAAATCCATTAGTAATGAAGGTAATGAGTTCACCAAAAGGAGGATACATTAAGGTGAATCGATGGATTGAATTATCTTCGGATGATATTTTTATGATGAGACTTGATCGAATCCTAACTATGTCTGAGAGTAAAGATGCTAAATTAATTGCGATATATGATAATTTTATTGCTGATGATCAAGGAGAACTAACAATTGATGCCTTTGATGGCAACGGTCAAGTTGAGATAACAGACACAATGGGTTATATATCTTCAGTTGAGGATGCCCGTAAAAAATTTGAAGAGCTCTTTAAGAATAATCAAGAACCTAAAGAAACCTAATATATTGCCTTAACCCCTTACAAAGGGTATTGTACATGTATTTGAACACCTTGTCAAGTATGTAAAGATTTACCTGACTTGTATAAAACAAATAGTGTGCTATAATAGAAATATTGTAGAGACGGAAAATCAATGCTATGCCTAGAAAGAAGTCAGAACATTATGTAAATAATAAACAATTATTAGAAGCACTGATTGTTTATCGAGAAAAAGTTGCTCATGCAAAAGAGAATGATTTACCAAAACCACGCATTACAAATTATCTTGGAGAGTGTTTCCTCAAGATTGCAACACACTTATCATATAAACCTAACTTTGTAAATTATATGTTCCGTGATGATATGATATCAGATGGAATTGAAAATTGTGTACAGTATATTCATAACTTTGATCCTGCTAAATCAAAGAATCCTTTTGCTTACTTTACTCAGATTATTCACTATGCATTTTTAAGAAGAATCCAAAAGGAAAAGAAACAATTGGATATTAAAACAAAAATTATAGAGAAAACTGGTTATGATGAGGTGATGACTGTAGATGATAGCTCACTTGCTGGCAGTAGTTCTGAATATAATACAATCAAAGATAATATTATTTACAAATCAAATCGATGAAGGTAGCAATTATAACAGATACCCATTTTGGTGCTAGAAAGGGTTCTGACCATCTTCATAATTATTTTGAGATGTTTTATCGTGATGTCTTCTTTCCGTCTCTAGAGAAGCATCAGATAGACACTGTGCTTCATATGGGGGATATATTTGATAGTCGCAAAGCAATTGATCTAAAAAGTTTAGAATGGTCAAAGAGAGTTGTATTTGAACCTCTTAAAAAATACAAATTTATCTCGATAATAGGTAATCATGACTGTTATTACAAAGATACTAATTATGTAAATTCACCAGAACTTTTATTAAAGGCATACTCAAATATTACATTATATTCAAAAGCAACCGAGATCAAGGTGGGTGGTTTAGATATCCTAATGTTACCTTGGATAAATTCTGAAAATTTTGAAGAATCAAAGAAAATGATCGAGGACTCAAAATGTAAAGTTGCAATGGGTCATCTTGAAATTAATGGTTTTAAAGCAACTCGTGGACATATGATGGAAACTGGTATGGATACAAGTGTCTTTGATAAGTTTGAAAGAGTTTATTCTGGACATTTCCATACTCGTTCAAATGATGGAAAAATATATTATCTTGGTAATCCTTATGAGATGTTCTGGAATGATGTAAATGATACAAGAGGATTTCATATATTTGACACAGATACTTTAGAACACACTCCAATTAATAATCCATATAAATTACATTATAATGTTTATTATGATGATACAAATTACAAATTATTTAATACTTCACCTTATAAGAATAAAATTGTAAAGGTTATTGTTCGTAAAAAGAGTAAGATTAAAGAATTTGAAAAATTTATTGATAAACTCTATGCTTCAGGTGTTCAGGATTTAAAAATTATCGAAAATTTTGAAATTCAAGAAAGTGAAGAGTTTGATATTAATGAAGATGAAAATACACTTTCCATACTGAACCGTTATATTGAGGAATCTGAGTTTGATTTAGACAAAAATATTATTAAAGACATATTTCAAGATCTTTATAGGCAAGCTTGTGAGGTAGAGTAATGTGGTTACTTACTTTAAAAGATAAAAAAATGGATGGTGCTTATGCTGTTCATGACGAACAGGGAGATAAAGTATTGTTTATGTTTGAAAATCAAGATGATGCTGAGAGATATGCTATGATGATTGAGGAAGATCCAATCACACCTAAATTAATGGATGTAATAGAAATTGATGGAGAGCTTGCCATAAGGACCTGTAAGATGTATAATTACAAATATGCTGTAATTACACCAGATGATTTTGTGATACCACCTAAGAATGATAATATTTGAAGAAATTAAATGGAAAAATTTTCTATCTACAGGTAATCAGTGGACAGAAATAGATTTTCAAAAACACCAAACAAATATGGTGATAGGAAAAAATGGTGCTGGAAAGTCAACCATGTTGGATGCTCTTACCTTTGTTCTATTCAATAAACCCTTTCGTAAGATCAACAAAAGTCAATTAGTCAATACGAGTAATGAGAGAGATTGTTTGGTTGAGATAAAATTTAATATTAATAATCGAGATTATCTCATAAGAAGAGGAATTAAACCAAACATATTTGATATTGAAGTCAATGGTAATGCTCTTCATAAGGAAGCAGATGATAGATCTAATCAAAAAATACTAGAAGAAAACATATTAAAGGTTAATTATAAATCATTTACTCAAATTGTAATCTTGGGTAGTAGTAACTTTGTACCATTTATGCAGTTAAGTGGATCAAATCGTAGAGAAGTTATTGAGGATCTCCTTGATATTCGTATATTTTCAGCAATGAATGGTTTGATAAAAGAAAAACTGAGAGAACAAAGAGAACAAATTAGATCTTTAGATCTAAAGAAAGAAAATGTAAAAGATAAAATGACCATGCAGAAAAATTTTATCAAAGAATTGGAAGATATGGGCAAAAATGATATTCATAATAATGAAAATAAAATTAACGCTTTAATTCTAGATACAGAAAAGTGTGTAAATTCAAATGAATTGATACAGAATGAGGTTATTAATCTCACTGAAGAACAGAAAAAAATGATGGGTGCAAATGTAAAGTTAAAAAAATTAAATAATTTAAAAGGAAAAATATCTAATAAAGTATCAACAATTACAAAAGAACATAAGTTTTTTACAGACAATACGGTATGCCCAACATGTAGTCAAGATATAGAGGAATCATTTCGTTTAAATAGAATTAGTGACGCTCAAGATAAGGCAAAGGAGTTGCAGTCGGGTTATCAAGAACTCAAGAACGCAATTCAAAAAGAAGAGGATAGAGAGCGTCTCTTTACCAAACTATCAAAGGAGATTACTAAACTCAATAATGACATTTCTCAAAATAACACTCGCATCTCTCTTAACCAAAGACAAGTCAGAGATCTTGAATCAGAAATTCAAACAATTACCGAACAATTTAAGAACAGAAATACTGAACATGAGAAGTTAGAATCATTTAAAGTAAGTCTCAAAGAAACAACTGAAAAACTTTTAGAAAGAAAGCAAGAGGTAAATCATTATGATTTTGCTTATTCTCTTCTAAAGGATGATGGAGTAAAGACAAAGATAATTAAGAAATATCTACCATTCATTAATCAACAAGTGAATCGGTATCTACATCTAATGGATTTCTACATTAATTTTACATTAGATGAAGAGTTTAGTGAAACTGTAAAATCACCAATACATGAAGATTTTTCATATTCCTCATTTAGTGAGGGAGAAAAAATGCGTATTGATCTGGCTTTACTATTCACATGGAGAGAAGTTGCTAGAGTTAAGAACTCAGTTAATACAAATTTACTAATTATGGATGAGGTATTTGATTCATCACTTGATGGATTTGGTACCGATGAGTTTCTTAAAATTATTCGATATGTTATTAAAGGTGCAAATGTTTTTGTAATTTCTCATAAAACAGAATTGAATGATAAGTTCCAAAGTGTTCTTACTTTTGATAAAGTTAAAGGATTTTCAACTATGGTTTCTAGAGAAACAACAGGAGAATAAATAATTTTAAGTTCGGATATCCGTATGATTTTAAAAGACGCATGTGACTCTTTAAAATTAGAATGTGCATTGAGAGAGTTGGGTTTTGTGGATATAGGGTGGAAATGTGTTGCACACGCGGGTATATTTTTTGTACAACCTATGGGGATACCTGATGATCCAGAAGGTGATTTACTTGGATTTGCTTTGACAGTTCCATACGCAAAGGATTTTAATAAAGTTAAACTTATGACAACAGCAAAGAAAGCATTAGATTATGCGACTGGAATAGTATGAATATTTTGATTACAGGCCATAAAGGTTTTATTGGCAGTTATGTTTTTGATCATCTTAAAACTAAATTTGAAAATAGTACAATTGTAGGATTAGATTTTCCTAATGATATTAGAGATTTTATAAGATTTTTAGCATGTGATACTATAAGATATGATGTGATTATACATCTTGCTGCCTTTGCTGCTCTTCGAGATAGTATTGAAAATCCAGATAAATTTTGGGAAAACAATGTAGTTAAATCTCAACCAATCTTTAATTATTGTAGAAGAAATAATATTAGATTATTATATGCAAGTTCAGCAGGAGCACATGTTTGGTGGATGAATCCATATTCAATGACAAAAAAAGTAAATGAAATACAGGCACCTCCGAATAGTGTAGGTATGAGATTCTTTAATGTGTGGGCAGAGGAAAATAGTAGAGAAGATATGCTTTATCGTATGTTAGTAGATAATACAGCAAAATATTTAACAACACATAAAAGAGATTGGATACATGTTCATGATGTTGCTGAAGCAATTTATTGTTTAATTCCAAGCACCTTTACAGGTGTTATTGATATTGGCACAGGTCAAGAAACCTCTGTCCTTGATCTAGCAAATTCTCTAGGAAGAGGTTCATTGCCAATCAAAGAAGTTTTAAATGAACCTGATAGTTTATGTGCAGATACAACTAAGTTACGTGATTTGGGATGGTCTCCCACAATAAATATATTGGAACGTATAGAGACACTTAAAAAAGTGTCCACTGAACCCTCCTAAACGGAGGGTTTTTTATTATAATGTGTATATCAGATACAAATCCCAATGACAATCCAATACGAAATCAAATCACAACTAGCAAAACTTCTCGCAACAGAAGATCTTGTTGTAGAGCATAAGAAAGTAGAGACAGCATCATTTAATGTAAAATCTAGAGTATTGACTTTGCCGATGTGGGATAATACTACAGAAGATGTTGTCGATATGCTTGTTAGTCATGAGGTTGGACATGCTCTCTTTACTCCAAATGAAGAGTGGTATAAAGATTATAAAATCAATCCAAGTATTGTGAATATCGTAGAGGATGCTCGTATTGAGAAACTAATGAAGCGTCGTTATGAGGGAATCACAAAGACATTCTACAAGGGATACAATACATTATGTGAAGAGGATTTCTTTGAGGTAAAGAAAAAAGACATATCCAGAATGACACTTGCTGATCGTGTTAATTTATTTTTTAAGATTGGATCTCATTACAGAATATCATTTACAGATTTTGAGAGAACAATTGTAGATCGTGTTGCATCTTGTGAGACATTTAAGGAAGTATTAGAAGTATCAAAATTAATTCATGACTATTGTCTAGATGAGATTGAGAAAAAAAAGGAAGAGATGAAGATGAACAATGATTCTGAATTGGATATGGGTGATACTGAAGATGGTGAAGATGGTTTCTCTGTCAAGGGAGATTCTCAGGATGAGCAGGACATGGATGTAGATGGTGAAGATTCTGGAGAAACCTCAGAAGAAGAATCTGGTGATGCACAACAAAGAACAATGCAGGGTGGTAATTCTCCAGAAGAAATTCCCATGGTAGAAACTGTAGAGAGTCTTGAGAGTGCAATCAAAAATCTTGCTAAAATGGATGGTATCGAAAATCGTTATCTTGAGTTACCTGATATTGACATTAGCAAAATTATTGTTGATAATGAAAGAATACATAATCTAATTGATGAGCATTTTACATCAATCGATTCTTTCTGCACACAGGTAGAAGAACTACCATATGATCAATCAGATTGGACAAGAATCCAGATGCATTCTTCAAAGAAATTTATTGCACAATCAAACGAAGAGTATGTTAAATTTAAAAGAGATGCACAAAAGGAGGTGAACTATCTTGTCAAAGAATTCGAAAGACGCAAGTCTGCAGGAGCTTATGCTCGTGCTACTACTAGTCGCACTGGTATCCTTGACACCAAGAATCTCCACACTTATAAGTTCAATGAAGATCTATTTAAGAAAGTCACTCTCTTGCCCGATGGCAAAAACCACGGATTAGTATTTGTCCTTGATTGGTCTGGTTCAATGTCTCGTGAGATGTTAGATACCATCAAACAACTTTACAATCTTATTTGGTTCTGTACTAAATTACAAATACCATTTGAGGTATATGCATTCACACAGTGTTTTCCTAATCAGAATCCAGTAACTGGTGAAATGGAAACATCTTATGAACCAAAAGATGGATTATTTGCCGTTGATCGTAACTTTAGTTTGATGAACTTATTCACTAGTAAAGTTCGTGGTAAGAAATTGGATGATCAACTTAAAAATATATTTGCAATTGCTAGTTCATTTCCAAGTTATGAAGCAGCAAAAGTTGCTCCTCTTGGTATGGGTTTATCTGGAACACCACTTAATGAATCAATCGTAGCATTACACAAAATTATTCCACAATTCCGTAAAGAGAATAATGTTGAGAAAGTAAATTGTGTAATACTTACTGATGGTGAAGCATATCCCTTACACTATCATATTGAGGTTCATAGAGATTGGGATTCTGAACCATTTCTTGGAACAAGAAATGTCGGATCAAATTGTTTCCTACGCAATCGTAAGACAGGTAAAACATACAAGTCAAGTGCTCATTATTCTGACTTTACACCAATCTTACTTCGTGATATATGTGACACTTTACCAGATGTAAATTTTGTTGGTATTCGTATCTTACCATCAAGAGAGATTGGAAACTTTCTCCGTCATAATATGGAAGATTGGAATTCTCCAGAGTATTACAAAAACAAAGAATACTGGAGAAAAACAAAAACAGTTGCACTTAAGGGAACTGGATATCATATTTACTTTGGATTATGCTCTTCTGCTTTGTCAAATGACACAGAGTTTGAGGTCGATGAAGATGCTACAAAAGCTCAGATCAAAAAAGCATTTACTAAATCTTTGACTGCCAAAAAGATGAACAAAAAAATCTTAAGTCAGTTTGTAGATTTAATTGCCTAAATATTAAAAAAGTGTCTGGAAAAATGAAGACCTATAAAGAATTCATGCAGGAGAGTAGTCTCTCAAGAATTAAAAGCAAATCTGATAAGGGTGGTATGGCCATCCTATCAGGTTCTAGGAGTGACAAATCTAGGAAAGAAAATCAGGCAAGGGCAAAGCAATTAGATAAAGATATTAAGGGTAAAGGTTTACCAGGTGCCACAAAGGTTACTGGATCTTATGATGAGAAGGATGAAAAAACTGGTAAGAGCACAAAAGTTAAGGAGAGATCTCATGTTGTTACATCTGGAAAGATGGGAAAGAGAAAATTTAAGAAGGCAGTCAAATCACTTGGTAAAAAATATGGACAGGATTCCGTATTGACACAAACTAAAAAAAGTGGTACACTATCAGCAACTAGAAAAGGTGGTCTCGGAAAAGATAAAAGAGTAGGTGTAGGAAGATTTAAACCACAGGGTAAAAACCCAGAAGGTCAATCTCAAATTAAAGGCAAAACTTTTACATATGGATGATGACAAAAAAACTTTATGATGACTCCAATTGGAGAAATGAATACAAGAGTTACACCAGTAACAA